TAATGAATTTTACTCGAAGTCAAATGGGAAGCCTACACAAATTTTTAATTTGTTTAACTATACAAAGGAGAGCGAACAATGAAACAAATAGACGATGACACAATATCATTAGAGTGGACTACTGATGATGTTAAAGAACAGCTAAAAGCAAGAGGTCTAGATAATAAATTGACCACTGATGAGTGCAGATATGTTTTAAATATGATGTTAGATAAACATGACGCAACAATCGGTGTAAGTTGGGATGTCATGGATGTATACATTGACAGAGTATTTGAACTAAAGGAGAGCGAACAATGAACGATATGGTCAAAGAATGGAATAAGAGAGCATCCCTACTAAATAATACTAAAATAAAAAAAGTGTATTATGAGTTGGATGAATTTACTGGCAGACATGGTGTAGTTATAGAATTACAAGGTGGTTTTAAACTATGGGTAATGTCAGATGATGAAGGTAATGATGTTGGTGCAATACATACTAACATAAAAGAATTATCTTGTTTACCTAGATTATAAAGGAGAGCGAACAATGAGCGATGAAAAAAACGAGGTATTTTTTGACCAACAATTAAGATGGTCTTATGACGAAAGATACAGCAATACCATCTCACTAATTAAGGAGAAGGATGGTCAATTTATATTTATTTTAGACCGATTGTTTAATGACCATGGTTGGGATAAGTATCCACTAATTAGTGAGGAAGATAAATCTATTATAGGAGTAAAACATGAGAAAAAATCTGACTATTGAAGAGATAGACAAAAAAATTTGGGATATAGAAAGTTTATATTTCAATGGACACAAAGCAAATTCAGAAGAAATGTTATCTTGGAATTTGAAACATAGAATGTATTTAGGCAGATTGTATAAATTAAGAAGAAAAAGAGAAAGAGAGGTAAATAATAATGAATCAAGATAAACCGACTGACATTTGTTTTAAATGTGAAAAAGTAGATGATTTAAATACAATGGAATATGTCAATCAAGATAGTAAATATGATGACAGATTAATTTGTAATAATTGTCAAAAAGAAAGCGAGGTAAATAATAATGAATGATATGGTCAAAGAATGGAATAAGAGAGCATCCCTACTAAATAATACTAAAATAAAAAAAGTGTATTATGA